GGTAACACCATTGTTAATGAAAAGACCTTGGCTGGTATTGATCTACCAGAAGCGCGTATGATAGGTGAATACCTTACCTTACAGAAACGTGTAGGACAGATTGATAACTGGGTCAACGCAGTAGCAGATGATGGTAGAGTACACGGCAGGGTAATAACTAATGGTGCAGTCTCTGGACGTATGACACATCAGAGTCCTAACATGGCTCAAGTACCTGCGAGTAAGCACGACAAGAAGACAGGTGAACTACTCTGGGGCAGAGCCTCATGGTATGGCACAGACTGTAGAGCCTGTTGGATTGTTGATGAAGGTAATGTATTGTGTGGTATAGATGCTTCTGGTTTAGAACTACGAATGCTTGCACACTACATGAATGATAAGGAGTTCATAAGGCAGATATTGGATGGAGACATTCATATTTACAATCAAAACATGGCAGGACTATACACGAGAGATCAGGCGAAGACTTTCATATACGCTCTGATTTATGGTGGAGGTGTTGCTATGATAGGTGAGATAGCTGGAGGTTCACCTCGTAAAGGTAAGCAGTTGGTTGATAAGTTCATGAGGAACTTACCTGCTTATGCTAAGTTGAAGGACAAGGTGTTGACTTCAATGCGTAGTTCAGGTACACTGAGAGGGCTAGATGGGAGGAGGCTTAGAGTTGAGTCAGAGCATTCAGCTTTGAATTTTTTATTGCAATCAGCAGGTGCGATAGTAATGAAGAAAGCTCTAGTGCTTTTAGACCAGAAGCTAATTGATCATGGTATATGGTACAAGTTTGTAGCTAATGTACATGATGAATGGCAGATAGAAACTACTAAGGCTGATGCCAATTTAGTAGGAGAACTTGGGAGACTCGCCATCAAAGAAGCTGGTGAGCACTTCCAAATGAATTGTCCGTTAGATGGTGACTTTAAAGTAGGAACCACTTGGGCAGAAACACACTAGAGTTTCCTAGGAAACTTTGCAAACAGGTCTAGTGTACTTTTAAATTGTAAAATTAAGGAATAAAATCCATGCAAACACATAACGTAGTAAAGATTCAAGCAACGGCTTTCTGGTTCTCTTTCTTAGAGAAGAATGAGATGTCAGATAAGTACCAAGTTGATGTTAGTCAACTATCTGAGGAACAAGTAGATCGCTTGGAAGGGTTAGGGATCAGCGTAAAGAACAAGGGTGATGATCGTGGTTACTTCGTAACTGCTAAGTCCTCTAAGTTTGCTCCGCGAGTTGAGGATGCTGATGGTTTCCAAATGACTGATCCTGTAGGTAATGGCAGTAAGGTTACATTCATCATCAAGCCCTACGATTATAACTTCAAGGGTAAGACGGGTGTAGGTGTAGGTTTATCTAAGGCGCGTGTTGACGAGCTAGTAGTATTCTCGAAAGATGATGCTGGCTTTGATGACATTCCGAGCATCTAGATATGCTGCTTCTCATAGACGCTGATATACTTTGTTATCGTATCGGCTTCGCCTGTGAGAATGAAAGTAAGGGAGTTGCTTGTAGGACTATGAGTAACTTTCTTACTGACATTATTGAGGATCTAGTAATGGATTCTGATGACGAGACACATGAGGTTGAACTCTACCTAACAGGTAAAGGTAACTTCCGCTTCGATTACGCTGTTACGGCAGAGTACAAAGGTAATCGTAAGAATAATAAGAAACCTCAACATCTCCCTGCTCTACGTGACCACTTGGTTGCGAAGCATGGGGCGATAGTGACTCAAGGTGAAGAGACAGACGATAGGATAGCTATCAGAGCTACGCAAAATCCAGAGGCGATCATAGTATCCCTTGATAAGGACTTCTACCAGTTGGTGTGTGGTCATTATAACTTTGTCAAGAAAGAATTATTCTATGTGACAGAGAAGGAAGCAGTATACAATTTCTATATGCAGTTCTTAGTAGGTGACTCTGCTGATAACATCAAAGGTGTTAGAGGCATTGGCCCTAAGAAAGCTGAGAAGCTCTTGAAGGATAAGACTGAGTTAGAGATGTATGCAATCTGCGTAGATAAACTAGGAAGCGAAGAGAGGGCTATCGAGAATGGCATCCTCTTACACTTACGAAGGAAGGATGATGAAATATGGCAACCACCAAAACCCGTAACAACGGACGCTGGACAGAAGCTAGACACAAATCCTTTATAGTCTCTGCTTTACGTGGAGCACATAGTAAATGGGGAGTTAAAGCTGATGTTAAGAAATCTGCTAGAGTTGATGTGGGGCGCTACTTATGTGCTTGTTGTGGCGACATTGGCCCAGCTACTTTGCCTCCCCTTCAAGGGCAGAAGCGGCGAAGAAATAATGCTGCTGTTGATCATATTGATCCTGTTGTTTGTACTAGACGAGGCTACATCGACTGGAACACATACATAGAACGTATGTTTCTAGAAGAGGACGGCTACCAAGTGTTGTGTTGGAAGTGTCATAGTGCAAAGACTAGAGATGAACGCGAAGAGAGGAAGAAGAAATGAGACATTTAGTTATACCTGATACTCAGATCAAACCTGACGAAGATACTAGCCACATGGAGTGGGCTGGTCACTATGCTGTTAACATGAAGCCTGATGTAATCATACATCTAGGTGATCATTGGGATATGCCTAGCCTAAGTAGTTATGACACTGGTAAAAAGAGCTTTGAAGGAAGACGATATACCAAAGACATAGCCTCTGGCAACGTAGCACTAGAGCAGTTCCTAGCCCCTATACGCAGGGAACAAGAACGCCTAAAGGTAAACAAGAAGAAGCAATGGAATCCTCGTCTTGTATTCCTGATGGGTAATCATGAGTATCGTATTGATCGTGCTGTACAGAATGATGCAAAGCTTGACGGGCTTATTAGTTACAACGACTTTAACCTAGAGGGTTGGGAAGTATATAACTTCTTAGAGCCTGTAGTTATTGATGGTGTATGCTACGCTCACTACTTCACCTCTGGCGTGATGGGTAGACCTGTATCATCAGCAAAACTCTTACTACAAAAGAAGTATATGAGTTGTGTTATGGGTCATGTACAGGATAGGGATATAGCGTATGCCCGTAGAGCTGATGGTAAAAACATGACAGGTTTATTTGCTGGCATCTACTATCAACATGATGAAGAGTACCTTAACCCACAAACTAATGGATCATGGTCTGGTCTATGGGTATTTAATGATGTTAAGGATGGTGGCTTTGACGAGCTTCCAGTATCAATGGAATATTTACGGAGGACTTATGGCTCTAACTTTGGAAGAGTTGAAAGAACGCTTAAAGCAGTTGGATGAAGTCATTCTATTAGAGCTACTTCAATTAGAATCTGAGGACTTAGTAAACAGATTTGAAGAGCTGGTAGAGAAGAACTTCACTGATCTAGAATTACAACTGGAGGATAGGGTCTATGAATAAAATAGAACCAGACCTAGGAGACTTGTTAGGTGCTACATCAGCCAGCATGAGACAAGTAGGTGGTGATCACTATAAGAACCTAGCGATTCAGCCTATGGAATACTCTATGCTTAACAAGCTTAATGCTGCACAACATACAGCTATCAAATACATAACGAGGTATGCTGCTAAAGGAACTCCCTTGGAGGACTTAGCTAAGGCCAAACACTGTATTGATTTACTTGTGCAGTATGAGCTGGAGACAGCTAATGTGGATTAAATTAGAAGATGAATACATAAACTTAGATCAACTGGTCTTTCTTAACCCCGATGCTAAACTGGTTGTGACCAGTGCAGGGAACAGCGTAGCACTTACTGATGCTATGCTAGAAAACCTACTTAAATATATTGAAAAGGACATGAGCAATGCAAGGCCCACAAACAAGACTAAGCCAAGAAGTACACGCAACAAAGTATAGGAGTGAAGGTGAGAGTTTCAAAGAAGCACAGAATAGATTCGCGTCAACCCTTGCAGACAACGAGGAACATTTTTACTCACTGCGATCCATACTGCTTGAGCAGCGATTCATGGGAGGTGGTCGGACACAACTGGCTATTGGCTCACCGAATCAGACTACAGCCTTTAACTGTTTTGTATCCTCGCCTATTCAAGATAGCTTTGACAGCATCATGGATATCGCTAAAGAAGCAGGGCGTACAATGCGTAAAGGCGGTGGTATTGGCTACGATTTCTCTCGCTTGCGCCCTAAAGGTACTCTCATTGCCTCACTAGGTAGTCAAGCCTCTGGCCCGATTAGCTTCATGCGTATCTATGACAGCCTGTGTAAGACAGTGAGTAGTGCAGGACATAGACGCGGTGCTCAGATGGGTGTGTTACGTGTTGACCATCCTGACATTGAAGAGTTTATCCATGCTAAACAGAACTCCACTGAGCTAACTGCCTTTAATATCTCTGTTGGTGTGACGAACAAGTTCATGGAATGTGTACGCGATAAGCAGATGTTTGATCTCACCTTTGAAGGTACTGTACACAAGCAAGTATTCGCCCCTGCTCTATGGGAAATGATCATGCGTAGTACATGGGATTGGGCAGAGCCAGGAATTTTATTTATTGATCGTATCAATGATAGTAATAACTTACATTACTGTGAGACTATAGAAGCTACTAACCCATGTGGCGAACAACCTTTACCATCTAACGGAGCGTGTCTACTAGGCTCTTATAACCTAGTTAAGTACGTGGACTTTGATGATGAAGGTACTAGGAGCTTTAACTTTGCACAGCTTATGCAGGATATCCCTATTGTTACAAGAGCAATGGATAACATTCATGATAATACTGTGTTTCCTTTAGAGGAACAGGCAGCAGAGAGTAAAGCAAAGCGTCGAATGGGCTTAGGCGTTACTGGTTTAGCTAATGCGATTGAAGCTTTAGGGTTCCCATATGGCAGTGAGAAGTTTGTGGCAGTGGCTGAGGATATCTTTAGAATCCTACGTGATGAAACCTATCGTGCTTCTGTTGCGTTGGCTAAAGAGAAAGGTGCATTCCCTGCTTACTCTCCTGAGTATCTTAAAGGGGAGTTCATTAAGACTCTGCCTAAGACTGTTCGGGCTGGTATCCGTAAGTATGGAATACGCAATAGCCACCTTCTTAGCTTTGCTCCTACTGGTACTATCTCTCTTACTGCTGATAATGTCAGTGGCGGGATTGAGCCTGTATTTAGCCACAGCTATGATCGTACTATCCAAACAGAGGATGGTCCTATCATTGAAGAAGTCATGGATTATGGGTATCGTACTTGGGGCGTTAAAGGCCGTACTGCTAACGAGTGTACTGCTGACGAGCATCTGGCTGTACTAGCATTATCAACTAGGTATGTAGATAGTGCTGTGAGTAAGACCATTAACTGCTCTCCTGATATGGCATGGGAGGACTTCAAAGCTATCTACATGAATGCTTGGGAGATGGGTTGTAAAGGGTGTACCACGTTTAACTCAGGAGGTAAGCGATATGGTATTCTTAATGTGAAGGAAGTGCCTAAAGAAAAGGAGGCAGAAGCTTGTTACATTAACTTTGAAACTGGGCAGAAGGAATGTAGTTAATTTCCTAGGAAACTCAGGCAAAATAAAAGGGGCTTAATTGCCCCTTCTTTGTGTCTGCTAGTCCTTGAGATGGTCTGGCATACTGTCTGCTAGTCCTTTTCTCGTCCACCATGCTGACAGAAACTTCTTAGCAAATAGAGGATCAGTCTGCCGTAGTTCATTACTAAACTTAGTACCAACCTTTCCTCTGATATTACGAGAAGCTAAGTCAAGTCTCTTCCTCTTTAGACTATTAGAACTCTTCTTGTAAGCTTCGGAATTTATCACACTATCTAAATAAGGCGTGAGCATTTCAGCATTGATCTGACGTAACCTCCCTAGCTGCTCACTCGAAAGCTTAACTCCTTTCAACTTATTAGTAACTCCTCCTTTGTTCCACTGAACCCTATGCATCTCTTGTTGTACAGGGGTGAGGTTAGAGGTGTCAGACATATGTATACTGGTTATTGCTTGAGCAAAGTCAGTAGTCTTTGCATCACCATATACACCATACTTCTTAGGGAGCTGGTTACGGAATATAGGAATACGTGCCTGTAGTCTTTCCCAAGTATCTTCTGTCTGACGCTCGTAAGAATCCAACATCTTAGCAGTTTGCGCCATTAGAGCTGGTGTCATAGGACGAGCTATAGTCTCAATTAAACCACGCTGTAAAGACACGTTAGGGTCTACGATAGCTGCTGTTAGAGTATGCATACCCTCTAAGAAAGTCTTCGATGTGATGTTACTCTTTATCATGTAGATTAGATTAGCTGTTAACTCTGTAGCCTCCTCTACATTTATATCATCATCATCCATGTATTCCTTAGTGAAGGTAAATAGATCAGCAGCCATAGCTAAGGGGGTAGCAACAGGTTCAAACCGATGATAACTTACCCACACATCTCCTACCTTAATAGAGTAAGGTTTAATACCTGTATCCTTCCACCTCTGTCTCTCAGATGCACTACGAGGGATACTGCCTGTGATGAAGTCTTCCTCATACATCGCACCTATAGTAGCAAACATCGTCATACCGAGTATCTGTCTAGGAATTAACTCATCATAACTCATCTTCTCAGCAGGGCCATGTAGAGGGATCTTGTTTACACGTAGATCAAGCAGTACTTTACTTACACCTTCCTTAGTAGTATAAGAGGCACGTAATGCAGGAATGAAAGGAATGTAGTTATAGCCTTCTTTTATTATGTTCCAAGGGGTTTTAATAAAAGGAACAAAGAGAGCAAAGGCAGGATGATCATGACGCATCTGTTGTATCTTACGAGGTGTGCCTCCAAGTCTTTGTTGGAAAGCATTATACAAAGCATCATCTCGCGTAAGAGATACAGCTAGACGGGCTTCTTTAAGCACATCCATTTCATCGCCTACCTTAACGCCTGCTTTTTCTTGGTTCACTCTACGCTGGGCAACAAAAGTTTTAATACGTTTATCCCATAAAGTATTAGTAGCTGCTTCGCTGAATAGTTCTTCTTTATATTTCTTATATAACGAATCATAATCACCGAAGCCTAGCTTACTGTCTTCACCCGCAAACTTAGAAGCCATCTGAAACATGGATTGCCTACGGAAACGTGCCTTACCATACTCGTCAATACCTACAATAAGTTTAGTAGGCCAACGTACAGCAGTCTCTCCCATTCCTCCAAAGGCTTTACCAAACTTGGTCTTACCTATGGAGTTATGCATATAGTCTTGCATGTCCAACATAATGTCTTCTACTTCTTCTATCTTTAGAAGCTTTGGATCATCAACACCCATCTCCTCTTTAAGAAACCTCTCAAAGTCTTTCTTAGACATACCTAAATGACGTTCACTAATGTCTCGCTCTAGTGAGTAGCCTTTACGGAACCCTTCACGAAAGTAAACAGCATCTTGGGAGAAGCTATCAATAGACGCTTCCCACATAGACTTAACTTGTTTCCACTCTCTACCACCTTTGGTTAAATGAATGTTATCTGTTAACAATCCAATGGTATCTAACGAAGGTTTAAGAATAGACTGAATGAACATAGACATAACGTTAACGGCTGGTGTACCTGTACCAGACAACATACCATTGATCACTAAATCCAAACCTATACCAGAAAGGGAATCACTCTTATCACTACGGGCTAAGGCTTTCTGATAGAACTCTTTACGAACAGCTTCGCCCATAACAGACATTCGAGTGCTGTTGATAGCCATGCTCTGATTAGCTACGTCACACGCTTGAGATAAACTCATTTACATTTAACTCCTAAGAATAAAGAATCGATCATACGTCCTTCTGCAACGTCTTTCAACATCTTATTACGATGATTCAAAGCAGCAGATACCTTTGATCCTTGTCCTTTGTTCCATGCTTGTATACCATAGAACAGATTTATATCACTATGTAACAGAGCTATCTCTGTTGATGATAACTCGTCAGTAAACTCTGTAAGCTGCATAGCATTAAATAACTTCCTCTCTGTCTCTGCAAATAGAGGAGTGAGCATCTCCATCTCTTCTGCTGAGAACAGCCTGTCTTTGTCTCTAAGAATATAATCAATCATATCCTCAAAGTCTTCAATACCATTCTTCTTCAGTAGAGCTTTAGCACGAGCTTCGATATTGGCAAAGGTATGTCTTCCTTTCATGTACCCACGTAATGCAGCAGTATCTAAAGAACGACTTCCCGCTATCTTCTGAACAAACTCCTTGTACTTATTGATGGCTTTATCAGCAGCAGTAACCTCGTCAAATTTAGCTACATCTTCAGGAGATAGCTCCTCTCCTCTATTAGCCTTACGTTCTAACTCTTCCCTAGCTTCCTTAACAGCCTTACTTTCCTTAATGTTAATACGTGTCTCAGGATTCTTTCCTTTGTACTTCCCTGATACACGTATTAACATTAAG